TCTTTTATCACCAGCACTATTTTTAGCTTTTTCTAATTCTTTAAACATTTTTTTTAATTCTTCTTTATCTAATATTGATTTTTCTTCTAAACCATTTAAAAAATCTGACATTGTTTTTTCAACAGCACCCATATTATTTTCAAATAATGCTGTTTCTTTATTTAATTGTTGATATGGTTTTTTAAGATTTGTTGCTATTCCAATTAGTTTATTATTTTGATTTAAAATTTTTACAAAATCTTCTTCAGATATTAAACCTAATGTTTTTCTTATTTCTAAAATTTTTTGATTAAAATTAGTAAAGCCCTCAAGTAAGTCGCCCAACATACTTCTGACATCATTTATAACTGATCCAATAATCAAAACTAATGCTTTTCCTTTACCACCAAGCATTAAAAAACCTATTATACCAAATAATCTTATTCCTTCAGGTAAAGTTTTTAAGAAACCTAATAACCCTGATATTGATGTAGCCATAAACCCAAATACTGGTCTAATAGAATCTATAAGAAAAGCAGTACCCATTAAAATACTTCTTGTTATACTTATTAAACCTTTTGAAGTTTTATCTGCAAAATCATCTAATGCTTTACTATTGCTATCAAGAAATTTATTAATTTCTATTAACCCTGTTTTGACAAAATCAAAAAAACCAGCTTTATTTGTTTCTAATCTAAATTTAAACAATTTATCTGAAAGCATTGATAATGTTCCAGTTAATGTAGTTCCTAAAATTTCAGATGCCCTACCAAATCTACCATTTTTTCCAAATGCTTTTTCAAATGCTTCTACGGTTTCTTCAATAGTTACAGTCGCACCAGCTTTAAATCCTAATAATAATCTAACACCTCTTTCTCTAAAAATATCAGCACTAGCTATACCACCTGAGAATGATCTTTGTAGTTGTTCTCCAACAGTTGCAAAATCTAATCCTGTAACAGATGCTACGTTACCAGCTATAGCTAAATTTTTAGCTAGTTGATTAGCATCTTTTGATATAACAGCTAAGTTACCTGATGCTTGTGCAATCTCTTGTAATGTAAATGGAACTTTAGAAGCATATTTTATTAAACCATTAAATGCTTTTTGACCTTCTTTTACATTTCCAAATAAGAAATTAAATCTTAAACCTAAATTTTCAACTTCATTTCCAACATTAACAAATGATTTTACAATTAATCCAGCACCAATAGTTGCAAAAGCAGATTGTATTGAGAATATTCTCTGACGCATACGACTAAGAGAACCTTCAATGGATTTAAATGCTCGTTTAGTATTATCTATTGCGTCTAGGCGAATTTGCAGTCGTTCTTGTGCCACTTTGTACTTTTTCCTTATCTGCCTTCACTTTAAAATAAGCTATCCAATGCAAGAATTCTTCTTCTGTCATGGACAGCACTTCTTCCATACTTTTATGTAATTTTTCGCCAAGAGCAAGTATAGAATATAACTCTTGATCGTACCTTACTTTTTTTCAATATCCTCTAATGGAGTTGAATTAAGAATCTCTCCAGCTACTCTAGCGATAACTTCAGGATCAGCATTATTAAGCAAAACTTGTTTATCGTCTAACTTAAATATTCTGTTGCCATCTTTATCTTTAGCTTTTAAAAATATCGCATCTACCATTACGGCTAAATCCGTATCTTTTGCTGACTTAAAAAGATTTCTTTTTTCATTCAAACTCATTGGAGTTGAATAAATCACTAGAGGTTGTCCTTCCTCACCCCACTCGGCAACTTCAATCTTCTTAACCCCTTGTGATTCAAAATGTTCTTTAACTCTATCTATTACACTCATGTTCTACCTTCTCCTTATAAATTAAACTGTGCTTTCAGTTAATGCACCAGTTCCTTGATACGAAATTTCCATTTCAACCATTCCATCAAAAGATGAATTGATTGTTCTTCCTGTAACGATTGCACTACCTGTGTAGTAAGTATCGCCACTTGAAGCACCTTCAGGATATACGTTCAAAGTTATTTCTGCACCAGCTACCAAACTTGGTTGTGCTGTATCAGTTTCGTCAAAAAATACAGAAGCAGTTCCTGTAAAAGTTTTAAGTCCTACTTTGTATGTTCTGCTTGTGTCGCCCATTGAAGTATCTTCAATAGTTTCAGCAGTTGTTTCTAGTGAGAATGATCTTAATTCGCCCAAAGTATTTGCACCAATCTTGATCGTTCCTTCACTACCTGTGTGAGTTGCCATTTTGTTCTCCTTGTTAGTTGTTTATGGTGTTCCAGCAGTATATTGATACATAACTCGTACAACAACCCTGATACCACCGATAGGAAACAAAGTACCTTCATCTGTAGAAACTTCTACAATTTCAGTTCTCTTTGCGTACCCACCTCTGCTTCTATCAGATTCTAGTGCAGTTTCAATGGTAGAGATAAGTTCATTACGTTTAGTATCAATATTTGTTCCGCCTTTTACAAATCCTACAATAATAAAATCAGCACTTGCTTGTCTTGTTACAGTAGTAGATGTCATTGTTTCATCAGTTCTTAATTCATTACCTGATTGAACAAAGATTGCTGGGTATTGTTGTTCAGATAATTCATCTACAGAAAAAGGTTCTCTAGTAATCTTTTTTAATTCAATAGGTGAAGTTACTGCATCTAGTACAGTTATAATATTGTTAGCTATATTCTCTCTTTTACTCATATCAGTTTATTAACTTTTTTAAATTCTTTTGCAAAGAAGTTTATTAGAGTGCTTGTTTCTCTGTCGCCAATAGCAAAAAATGTTCTTTTCTTTTGATTACCTACTGCTTTCATAGCTTGGAATTTATTAGCAAAGAATATGATAGCTTTATTACTATCAGATTTTTGTGTCATGTTAGATAACATTTGTCCGGAGAAGTTTAGATCAGGAAAATTAACTTGTCTTCCCTTTTCACGTCTAAATGCTTTGTATTCAGGTTTGTATGGTGCAAAAGCTATACCATCTGCGTTCTTACCTTTTTGAGTTCTTTGTTTAATCAAACCCATAAGAAATTCAGCAGTTCTTCCTAATACTTTTTGAACTTGTCTAGGTTGCTCTCTGATTTGTTGATTTAATTTTCTTTGAAGTCTTTTATCATCAACTTTAGGAGTTATCTTCATCTAACCAATCGTAATCTATGATATGCTTCTTTTTCTGAATTAGTTACTGTGCCTGAACTGTCATCATCATATTCAACACCATCTCTTAATACATCAGTAAATTCTTTTTCATATAAAACTCTATAATGATTCATCATCATTTGGAATCTGTCTAAGTTATCATTACTATTAAATTTAGTAAGCAAAGGACAAACGTAATCAGCTATTACTTTATAGACTGAACATCTTTTCCATTGTGCGTCAGTTAGTTTAGTTCCGTCCATTTCAATAGAATCTAATACAGAAATATCTTCTTGTATGTTTCTTTGATAAACTGGAAACCATTTAATTCTTAAATCTCGTTCAATATCATTTCTAGCTTGTGCATGATAATCGTTAGGTGTTGTAAAGTTTGCTATACCAAAAGTTAATATATCAGGTTGGTAAAATGTTAAGTCAGAATCAGTAGAAAAATTAGCCATGTTAAATCCTTTAAGTGTGGGGGATTTTACTCCCCCACGATAGTTACTCTAATTAAAACGCAGAGTCAGTTGTGATTGCAACTCCGTAGTCAGATTTAACTACACCTGATCCGTAAGTTACAGTAGCCACAATTTCAGTACCTCTTAAAGAAGCATCTCTTTGTGTTTCAATTTTGAAGTCAGCTTTCATAGCTAGACCCAATGATACTGGGTGGAATACACCACCGATTGAATCATCATATTGGTCAATGCTAATGTTAGCATTTTCAAATACATCAATACCAGCAATTCTGCCAACATATCCGTTTCTTAATGCTTCATTTCCAATTTCAGAAATTGCATTTGAAGAAGTGGTGTAACCAGCATTAGTCAAAGTTTTCTTTAAATTGAAAACAGCTTTAGGATTGAATACACCGTAGTAAGGTGCTGGTACATTCAATGCTCTTAAAGTTGCTTGTGCTTTGAATAGCAAGTCAGCAGTTAATTCAGTTCCAGCAGAACCAATGTCGCTAGAAAATGAACTAAATAGACCAGCTAAGTCAGAATCAACTTTCTTAGCGATTGCTTCACCGAATAACTTACCAATGTCAGATGCTACATTTCTAGATGCAGAGTCCCTTGCTAGATCCGTGAGGGTAGTCATAATTCCTACCTCACTAGCTGTGATAGTTGCTTCAGTTGGGTTTACAGCAGTATTAGATAAGTCAGTTCCTTCTGCGATTGCTGATGCAGAGATAGCTGGATATACTGGTACTGCTATTTGTTTTCCTTGTCCTGAGATGTTGTAAGTAGTTACAACTGGTTTCATTACAGAAGTTTCTTGAAACGTAAATATCGCTTCTTGAATGACCTCTGTGTACAGTTCACTTAGTGTTGAACTTGTTGTTTCGTTTGCCATAGTTTTGTCCTTTTAGGTTAGTTGTTAATTGTTAAGTTTGCCTTCAACCCACCTTGCTCTCTTTGTTTTTTGTATTCAGCATAAATCTTACGATCTTCAGCTTTAGACAAATCCAAATCAGCTATATTAAACGGCTTTAGTGTATTGCCACCAATCCCACTCTGACTACCACTACCTTTTGGTGTAGCACTCAAATGATGAGGATTGTTATTTAGATACTCAGCAACCAACTCGTTCACACTCATTAATTCGCCTTTTTCATTGTATCTTGGTGTTCCATTTTCAGAAACGACCTCAACACTTCCTGAGTCATTTAACTTAACTGCATTTCTTAATAAAGATTTAACTTCATTAGGATTAATTGCTTTAAGTTGAGAAGCAGTATTAACTAATGTTTCGTCAATTCTAATCTTCTGTAACTCAGATTCCAAAGCAGATATTCTACTATCTTTCTTTGATACTGTTTCTTTCAAAACTTTATCAAATTCGCCCCTTTGTAAAGCGAGTTCTTGTTCCTTCTGTTTCTTTTCTTCCAAAAGTTTTTTAGCTTCTTCTAAATCTAGTCCATCAAGTTTAGATGATACAGTCTTTTTGTATCTCTCTAATCTTCTTTGTACTATCGCTTCTACTTGATCTTCAGTAAATGCTTTAGACTCAGCTTTGCTTTCAGTTTCATTAGAAACTTCAGTTACTTTGTCCACATTATTTTCAGTAGCTTGTGTTTGCTCTACCGAGTTATTTTTCTCGTCCATATTTACTCCTTTAATTTTAACTGCCTATTTTGTCAATCTAATTTGTAGTTGCCTTCTGCATCTAGCCAATCAGGATTGGTTGGTTGCCAATGATGGCGACAGTTGTAACCACCTCTGACAATAAATGGATCGCCTTGTGCTTTACCTTGCCATGTTTGCGAACTCCAAGTATCTCTTATTTCTTCTTCAGAAAAAACTTTATTTACATTTCTTCTACAGAAATCTCTACTATCTCTTACAGTAGTTCCTGTATATTTGTAATGGGTTAAACCTAACTCATCTGATCTATATTTTGCAAATTGACCATCAAAACCCATTAAAGAATCTTGTACTAATTGTGTAGCATAACGTCTAAAGTTATTACCTAATCTATCTCTACCATAAATAGTTTGTAATCGTTCTGTTGCTGTTTTAACTTGTTCAGTCTTATCAGGATTGTTTGCAATAAAATCTACTAACTCTTGTGCCTCTTGGTCATCACTAGATTGATAAATACCATTAATCTTACCTCTTAAATCATTAATCATTTGATCGGTAGGTTTTCCAGTAAGTGTACTGTTATAAACTTCTTGTGCTAACTCATTAACAAACTCACTACCCAAATCTTCAAATGGTAAATAAGCACTTCGTTTTAATTGTTGAATTGTTGTTAAATCTAATTCAGTAATCTCTTTAAAGTTTTTAGGTATAGGATATTCTTTAAACGTAGCTAATAACCAACTAGCTGACTTATCATACTCAGATATATTTTGTTGTATTGCATTAAGATAAGTTTGCTCAATGTATTGCTTGAGTTTAGGACGCATCTCTAAAGCAATCGTAGTTCTTAATTTTAAGCTACCTCTTTGTGGGTTAATTTTACTTGCCTCAGTTATAACTAGGTTCTCTAATTCTTGTAAGGATTTTTGTAGTCGTTCAACATGACTATCTGACAAATCCATAACTTTGTTTTGTCGGTAATCTCCTAATTTTTCTAATAAATCTTTTGCCATGTTCTACAAATGTTCCTCTTGTTTTTATATACAAATCTGATTAAAAAAATAGTTATATGTATAAAATAAATCAAAAATGCTCTTGTTGGAGAAGCGATATAAGAGGTTGGACTAGAGGATATATAACTGGATTCACCAAAAAAAGAATTAAAGCATTTAATCATACATTAGATAGAATTGGTAATTACAAACCTGAACATATTTCAATAGAAGAATCTCCAAAAAAATTATATTAAACTGTTGGAGTAGTTATAGGTGTTACTGGAAACTCTCCAAGTCTTGTTGTTGATTGATCTATTTCTTCATCAATTTTAGATAATGTTTCATCATCTTCAATAACTGTTCTGGCTATTTGTTTATCTAGTTCTTTGATAAATGTATCAGATTTAATATTAGATGCTTTAGCTTGTTGCAGAACTTCTAAATCAGTTGCCCAATCTCTAAGATCAAAAGAATC